ATGCCGGTAACGATAAAGATGCTGTTAGATCAGTATACCGAAATATTACGGAAGATATATGGAAGTCATTTAAAGACAGTAATTTTATATGGATCTTATGCAAGAGGAGATTATAAGGCAGATTCTGATATCGATATAATGATTCTCCTGGACTTGTCAGACATGGATATTAAACAGTATCGTCATGAGCTGTCAGGAGAAACTTTTGACTTCAACATGGACCATGACCTTGACATTAAACCGATAGCAAAAAGCCAGCAGCACTTCCAGAATTGGGTTGATGTATACCCGTTTTACGCGAATGTAAAGAAAGAAGGGGTGAAATTATTTGATGCAGCCTAAAGAAAAAGGAATATAGAAAGATTTGGTATTGTATCGTATTGAAACCTCGAAGAGTGATATTAAGGCAGCTGAGATTCTTTTAGCAGCAAGAGAGTCCGGTGTGGAAAGTATGAACCTCAGATTTGTTATAGAAAAGTCGGAAAATTAAGTGAATTTAATAAATTATGTCAGTGTGAGATACCATTTGACTAAAGCTAGTTACACTTAGTTACACCCCAAGATACACCTCAAACCCTTATAAATACTGCATTTTTTACTTAGTGTAACTAATGTAACTAATATTTTACTATAAAGTATATTTTAATAATTATATAAAAAGGTAATTATAGGAAAAATTAAATACTTATGTTACACGTTACATATTCAAAGGAGGGAAAATGGCAAGTGTGGAAGAATATATGCAGGTAAGGTGGGAGAAGTAAACTGAAATACAAGGATGATTTTTCAAAAAAATTATCCATAAAGGATATTATGATGATTAAAGAGAAGGGCTGGAGCTGTAACAGGTTCCGGCTCTTTTTTCGTGAAGCCATGGCTTTGATTTGTCGAAAAATGTCAAATTATAATCTATTGTGTTATAGCAGAATTGGAAGTATGATGAAAGAAAAACGAGAGGAGAAATAGGAATGGAGGATAATATTAGGACAGAGGTAATTAATGCTATTATTGATGGACAGAGTGATTATGCAGGCGAATTAATTGAGGCACATAAACCGGAATATTTATATAAATATCGTTCTGGTAAAGAATATGATTTTGATACATTAGAAAAGAAATCTGTATGGATTTCAAGAGCGACAGTAATGGATGATGACGAAGATGGCCGCCTTTATGTATCAGATGAATTTAAAAGACTGTTTGAAATTGCTAAAAAAGAAAATCCCAAATTTAATAATACTAAATATGATAGAGCTGTTTATGGTATAAGCGATGAATCTAAAGAAAAAGTTTTCATTAGTTCATTTTCCGAATTGAGTAATGATAAAGATATGTGGGAAAGATATGCAAATAAAAATACAGGATTTTGTTTGGAATATAAGTTTGATGATGTGGCTTCTGTAAAGGGGTATCCAGCACTTAAATGCTGGCCAATTAGCTATGAAAAGAAAGAACCGTTGGGTGTACAGGAACTTTTAAATAAAAATAATTCCGTTTTTTCAACTTTGTATAAGAAGAATATTGTTGGAAATTTGGGGGAAAAATGGATAGAACAACGGGAATGGCGTTGGTCATGCTTTGAAGACCGCTTGGGAGAGCTGGATACAGAAAATGGAAAAAATATTGAGGTGCCTATTCCGACCAGAATATTAATTGGCAAAAATATGCCAGATGATAAACTGAAAAAAATGAAGAATATTGCGAGCAATTTAAAAATTGAATTGGTTTATATGAAATAAAATTGTTAAATTTGCGTAGACATCCTTCAAGAAATCTTTCTTTGTCTTTTTCAAAACAAAATAGAATATCAAATATGCAATAAAGCACTCAATGCCTTATGACATGATATCTCTTAAGCAGACAAGGTAAATAACCGGATCTACTTAAGGGGAATCAGGGGAGGTATTGGGTGCTTTTTTTATTTTTCTTTCTTATAAATGGCTTTTATGCAGGAGATTAGACCTTCGCTTGCAGTAAAAAGAGCTAATCGGAAATCTTTTAATGCCTTAGTCCGCTCATGTTCTGAAAGAGCTGGTTCTTCATATCGATGACGATTAACACAGTAATCTGCAATTGGAAGTAAAACTTCATGCGAGAACCAGATACCTTCCTCCAACAAATCATTGATAGCACGCGTACAATTGCGCGCCCATGAATAATCTTGCCCTTTAAGGGAACCAACCTTATTCCATTGTTTTAAAATTTCAATACTTTTTTCTGAAAGACCTGTTATCTGATGAATGTCAGTGGAACTTTTGGTTTTGCAGTCATGCTCACAGAGAAGATAACCTAATTCACAGTTAAAGGGCTCACATAATGTACATAGAACATCTAAAGGAGGCATTTCTTCACCCTTTTCCCATTTTGAGATAGTTTGCCTTTTGAAACTCCGATAGTTATTTAGTTGAATATATTCGACTAGGGCATCTTGACTTTTGAAACCAGCTTTTTTTCGTTCCTCTTTTAGACGATTCCCAATTTTGATTTTATCGTACCTCATTTTTAACAAAAATACTCCAATAAATAAAATGTGTAAAAAATATGTATCCAGACAATTACAGTTTATCATTGTACAATTAGATTGTAAACAACAAAGATAATTTTTTGGGAGGTTTATATTATGAGATCATTGATACAAAATACGGAGATTGAACAAAAAACCGGAACTTTAGAGCAGGCAGGATTAAGATATGGATTTGGTCGCAATTCTATTCGCAAAATTGCGAATGATGCTGGGGCAGTCATAAAAATCGGAAAATCAGTTCGTATTAATTTTACTATTCTTGATCAGTATATGGACGAGCTTTCGGAATGATGGAGGTGATTCTATGAGTGTATATGAAAACCTACTGCCGGGCAAAGAAAATGCACTGACACCGGAGTACCTTGCTGTGAAATGCCATTTTTCCAGTGTTCGGATGCTTCAGAAACAGATTGAAGCGGAACGTAGATCAGGAAAAGTAATTTTATCAAGCACAACTCCGCCTGGAGGATATTATCTTCCTGCAGCAGGAGACACAATGGAAATCCGAAAGTTTATTCGTACACTTGAGAATCGTGGTGAAAATACATTGCGTGTGTTAGATAGTGCAAGAGAACTTTTGGAAGAGTTGGAAGGTGATAAGAATTGACTTTTGAAAGGATTTTATCGCACTTTCAAGTTAGGAAACGCGGGACAGGCAAAGCACAATGCATTTGTCCGGCACATGCAGATAGAGAGGCTAGTTTAACACTTACAGATGGCAATGATCGAGCATTGATTAAGTGTCATGCTGGATGTAGTACTGAGGAAGTTGTTATTGCAGCAGGATTAAAAATGTCAGATTTATTTTACGGAGATGGATTGACAAAGGAAAGATGGCGAGCGTACATAGAGAATCGTGAAAAAAGAAAAATCGAGGCTGTGTACAATTATGCTTCCATTAATGGTGATTATGCTTATACAAAAGTACGATTAGAAGGCAAGAAAATGCTTTTTGGAATCTTGAGTAATGAGCGTTTTGCTTATGGTTTAAACGGAAAGAATAAAAAAGCGTTTAATGCAATATATGGAAGCATACCCAGTATAAAGCGAGCCATTGAGAGAAAAGAACCAGTATTTATTCCAGAAGGGGAAAAGGACGTTAATACTTTAGTTAAAAAGGGATACGCTGCTTTTTCTTGTGGCGGTGCAAATGATTGGAATAAAAATGTATCCGAATTTTGTAAAGACGCAGATGTGATAGTTTTGGCAGATAATGATGATCCGGGAAAGAAATTAGCGTCTACTGTTGTAAGAGACTTAAAAGGTACTGCTAAGAGTATCAAGGTAATTGTTCCAATGCCAGAGGTGCCTAAAGCAGACATTACTGATTATTTCGAAGCAGGACATACTGTTGAAGAATTTGAAAATTTAATAAGGAATGTTGATGATACAGAGAAGATTTGCGCAGATGTTCAGCAAGATCAGAAGCAGGATATAGGCAAAAAACGATCTGTAATACAAAAAAACAAGGACGGATTAGCAGGAGGTCCGGCATTAGTCTTTAAATTTCTTGACTGCAACTATGATGAAAATGGAAATGTAAAAAGCGTAAAACAGCTTGTACATAATTTTGAAATCGTCATGGATAAAGACAGTCGTTTCACCGGGAAAATCCGCCTTAATGAGTTTGCACAACAACCTTATCTATATGGTAGCGTACCATGGGAAAATGAGAATAATTGCAGAGCATGGAGTAGTCATGATGATTCAGCACTGTTTTCGCTGATACAGGCTGATTATGGGCTTAAAAGCCGGCAGGACTTTGCAGATGCATTGAAAAATGTTTCTATGCGGAATAAATTCCACCCAGTAAGAGAATTGCTGGATTCCCTTACATGGGATGGAAAAGAGCATATAAGAAGCCTGCTGCCGGAATATCTTGGAGCAGAGGATTCTGATTATACATATCAGGTAATGCGCTTATGGATGTTAGGAGCTGTTTCAAGAGTGTATAAACCCGGAAGTAAATTTGATTATACAATCATTTTACAGGGGTCACAGGGCATTGGCAAGAGTACGTTTCTGAAATTGATGGCCTTGGACGATTTATGGTTCAATGATTCGTTGGATAGTTTGGATTCAGATAAAGCAGTGCAGTCACTTACCGGATCATGGATTATTGAGCTGGCAGAGCTTAAATCATTGGCAAGGACGACGGGTGGTGTGGAGAGCGTAAAGCGTTTTCTGACGGCTACGCAGGACAAATACAGGATTCCTTATGAAAGGCGAGCAGACACGTTTTATAGACAGTGTGTATTTGCTGGAACTACTAATAAAGATGATTTCCTACAGGATGAAACGGGAAATAGGCGTTTCCTAATTGTCCAGACAGGCGTTAAGAAACCATCTAAGAGCCTTTTTACACCAGAAGTTATGGACGATATAAAACAGGCATGGGCGGAAGCAGTGCATATTTGGAAAAACGAAGATCCAGAGTTGATACTTCCGGAAAACTGTATGCAGCAGGCTAAAGAGCTTCAAGAGGCAAATATGGCAGATGATGGCAAGCGTGGAATTATTATGGACTACTTGGAAGGGAAAACTCAGGTATGTGCAAGGGAAATATGGTTTGAAGCATTAAAGGAAACCATACCACCAAAAAATTGGCAGGCATCAGAAATAAATAATATCGTTGCTAAAATACCGGGATGGGAAAGGCTTAAAACCCCACGTAAATTTGATGGATATGGACAACAACGAGGCTTCAGAAAAATAGCAATGAAAACTACAGAAGAGGAATCTGAAAATTCTGAGTTTGTTGTTGTTTCAGAGCGAGAACAAATGGAGCTTCCGTTTGATTAAGTAATTTTGCGGTTGTTTTTATGGATTGTAGTGAAGTTTGTAGAATGAATGTAGTTCGCTTAAACTCAGTATTTATGGGCTTTTCTACAATAACTACAAATACTACATTCTATAAAAAGAAATATATAAAAGATAATAATATAGGGATATAAGGGTATATAAAGAAAACTTTAAACTCTTTGGAACGATTGTAGTTGTAGTCTGTAGTTGGATTTTGTAATGGATTTTATAGGCGGCGCTCCGCCAGAAAGGACAATAATTATGAAAATTATGACACAGGATAAAGTAAGAATCATTGATTTTAGAATGCCGTGCACAGAGGGATATTTTATTCGAGAAAGAAGAATGTACATAGCAGAATACAAAAGTTGTGAGCGAGCAACGGAAGTTCTTGAGGAGATGCTTCAGAAGTATGCAGCAGGAGAAAAGATATATATCATGCCGGAGGAGTAGCTAATGGATGGTAAAGAAGAATTAAAACAGATCTACGATATCTTCGCGGACTGCTGGAGGCTATACAAAAGGCTGTATCCGCCAGGCAGACCTGAAGATGATACATACTGGCAGGGAATGATGAAAGAATTAGAAGTGTTACGGAAGAATTATCATCATTCTCGGTTGTGTGAGGACCTTCTTTGTGCTGTTGTCAGGGATTTGGAAACAAAATCCAAAAGAAGTAATCCTGCTGCCAGTATGAAAGCATTATGAGGGCGGTTACCCTTGTAATGCATCATATCATGCCGGGCTGAACGGTGCAAGATGGGGCAAACATGTACCACAACTGTGGTCAGGTTTGATGGTAAAATATATGTAACAGGTAATATTTCATTGTCGCGGAGGTGATATTGGTGGTAGTTATTGCACTTTTGTTATTTGTGATTGTATGTGAACTGGCGGCTATTTATGACAAACGGAATGGAGGAAAATGACATGAGAAGAAAGAAACAGATTTTAGATAAGAGACGTTTATACACGGAAAGAATGAGGTTGCAGAAGGGGGTATTTAGCTCTCTGGCTAATGCGATTGGGAATATTGGCGAGCTTTATGCGGATTTCGTGCAGAGCGATGAGGTACGTAATTCCATGAAAGCTACAGCGGATAAAGCAATTGAATGCATGGATAATATCAAAGAACTTAACGAGCTGGAAGAACAGCTGAAAGCAGAAGAACAGGAAAGCGAGGAGGAAGATTAATGGAAAAGATAATAGTTCAGACTGGTGCGAAAACATATCAGATTGCAGACCAGGACGGAAATGATCTGGGCGTGTTCAGATTTATTCCTTCAGATGCCGGCATTTTAAAGAGGTATAAAGAGGCAGCAGCTTTCTTTACTGGAATCAATGACAAAATCAAAGACAAAGACTTCGAGGAGATTCTTCCAGATCTGGAAAAAGAAGCTGGTGAAAAGATTGATCTGTTGTTTGGTGCTCCTGTATCAGAGAGTTTCTTCAAGATTACCAGTCCGTTTACCATTCTCGACAGCGGTGAGATGTTTGCAGAGCAGATTATTACAGTTATTGGTGGAATTATTGAAAAAGAGCTGAATGCCAGGGAAAAGGCGCAGCAGGAGCGGATGAAAAAGTATACTGAAAAATATACTGGATGAGAGCCTATGAGCTTCCCACCTCACTCAATATAAGTGGGGTGGATTTTTCTATCAGGACAGATTTTCGAGCAATCATTGATATTCTCATAGCCATGAACGACCCGGAACTGGACGAACAGGCAAAAGCAGTTGTTATGTTACAGATTCTGTTTGAGGACTGGCAGAGTATACCGGCTGAGTGTCTGGATGAAGCTTGTCAGAAAGCATCGGATTTTATCGACTGTGGACAATCTGACAATAATCCGAACCACCCTAAACCCCGTTTGATGGACTGGGAACAGGATGGAGATATGATTGTTCCGACGGTAAACAAGGTTGCTGGCAAAGAAATCAGATCTGTGCCTTATATGCACTGGTGGACGTTCTTTGGGTACTTCATGGAATCCGGTGAATGTCTTTTTAATACCGTAGTTGGAATTCGTTCAAAAAAGGCAAATGGCGAAAAGCTCGATAAATGGGAAAAGAAATTCTATCAGGAAAATAAAAACACAATTGATATAAAAACACGTCTCAGCGAAGAAGAGCAAGCGTATAAAGATGCGCTGAATGAGATGTTGAACCTCAAATAGTTTGGAGGCAGATATAACATGGCAGATGGTTCAATTATCATTGATACCAGAATAGATACCGGCGGTGTGTCGAAAGGAATGAACGCTGTGAAGGCTGGAATGACCAGAATATCCGCACAGGTATCGAAGATGGGTGATTCAGCAAAAAGTTCTTTCCAGAGGCAGATAACAGCAATAACGGACCTGTATCAGAACTACGAGAAGCAGGAACGTAAAGTATCAGAGTTAAAATCGAAGCTGGAAGAACTGAGCAAAGTCAGAATTGAGACAGAGGAATACAAAAAGCTCAAAGACGACATGAAAGCACTGGAAAATGAGTTTGAAAAGGTTGAGACAAAACAGCGTGAATGGCTGGAGATGGGCTTTTCAATAGATTCTGCACCGCTTAAGGAGCTTGACAAACAGATGGATGGCATCTGGGCAGATATTGACAGATTACAGCGGAAACAAAAAGAGATGCAGGCATCCGGAAGGGCCTATGTAAATCCTGCATCGACAGATGAGTATAAGGGTACGGCTGAGAAATACAATGCGGAATCACAGAAGCTGGAACGCATGAACGGAAGGTTGTATTCATCGTACAATAGCCTAAAGAACAAGGTTGAGGAATACCGACAGAAAAACAGCCGGTTGATACAGGTCATGCAGAATCTTCAAAAGGCTGCAGCCCGTGTAGGTATGGTTGTTAAGAACATGGGTTCAGCATTGAGAAGTGCCGGTTCCTCGATTAAGAGCATGGTCTCAGCGATGAAAAAAGCTGTAGAGAACATGTTTAATCTGAACAAGCAGACAAATCGGTCGAGAATGAGTCTTTCCCGAATGCTGGGAATGTCGTTGCTGTTTTCAGGGGTATTCCGGGCGATAAGTGCTGTCAGTGATGGCGTAAAGACCGGTTTTGAAAATCTGGCACAGTATTCTAACAGTACCAATTCAGCAATATCCTCTTTGATGTCCAGCATGACGAGACTAAAAAATTCGTTCGCTACAGCATTTGCACCTGTCCTCACGGTGGTAGCTCCGATCATGTCAAGATTTATTGATATGATTTCCAGGGCAATCACTTATGTTGGAATGTTCGTTGCGGCACTGACCGGACAGAACAGTTTTGTAAAGGCGGTTGGCGTTCAGGAAGATTATGCGGCAAGTCTTGATAAGACCTCGAAGAATGCGAAAAAGGCATCGAAGCAGACAAAAGACTATCTTTCTTCGTTGGATGAGGTGCACAAAGCTTCAACCAGTGGGAGTGCAGGAACAGATGATTCCGGTGGATACAAAGCACCTACACCGGGACAGATGTTTGAAACGGTCCCGATTGTAAATAGTATTAAAGGAATTGCGGATAAAATCAAGAAGCTCATTAAATCGGAAGACTGGGAAGGTCTTGGAGCTTACATTGCCAGTGGAATCAACAAAGGACTTAAAAAAGTCTATGATGCTATTAGTTGGAAAAAGGTTGGTCCCAAGATAACAAAATTCTGTAATGCGTTTACCAGAACATTCAACAGCCTGGTAGATCATATTGACTGGGATTTGATGGGACGGACTGTTGGCGCCGGCATTAATACGATTGTAAATACCCTGAATCTTTTAATTACAGGAATTGACTGGAAGAATCTTGGAAGAAGATTTGCAACCGGAATCGCCGGCTTTGTTCGGGAAGTCAACTGGAACAACCTTGGACAGCTCATAGGAAACCGGTTCATGATTGCCTGGAACGTCTTTAACGGGATGGTCCATAACCTTCCGTATAAGGAAATCGGACAGGCTGTTGCGGATGGATTGAATGGTGCTGTATCAAGATTTTCTCTTTCGGAAATCGGAGATACACTGGCAACTGGATTAAATGGTGCATTCACATCATTGTACAGCTTTACAGAGCGTTTTGACTGGTCAGAGCTGGTAAATAACATTGCCGGCGGTATCAATACCTTTGTATCGGAATTTGACTGGAAAGCGAATGGACGTAAGTTGGAAGCCTTTCTGGACAATCTGTGCGGATCCCTAGTGGATATGGCAGAAAAGACAGACTGGGAGGTTTTTGGAAAAGGTGTCGGAGATATGCTGACACAAGTTGACTGGCTTGGACACCTGAAGCAGGTGATAAAAGCTGTTGTCAAATCGCTTGGAGGCCTGTTTGACGGCATGGAGGCGAGCGGAACAGCCGGTAAGATAGCTGCTTTTCTTGGTAAAGCGTTTATTGCAGTGAAAATTGCGGATATCACGGGAATCAGTGACCTCGTAAAATTACTACTAAAGGCAATTGGAAAGAAACTGATCGGATCCGAAGCAATCGGAGAATTGTCCGGTAATCTGACTACTCTTTTAGGCAATGCAGTAAAAGGCGCGGCAGGAAGCTTTACTTCCCTTGCATCAGCTATTACCCCACTGGTAGGCACTGCAGGGCTAATTGTCGGTGTGGGTGTTGCGGCGGCCGCAGCTACTTCTGAGATTGCCAAAATGGTAGAGACCATGCAGGGCGGTAATGGTGTTGGTGGTACATTTGGAAATACCATGGACAATTTTATCCAGACATTACAGCGGCGTGGTGATATCATATCCGGTTCTGCAACAGAAATCTGGGACCTGAAAGAATCTCTTGAGAAAGAGGGAATGACTGCAGAAGAAAAGTCCAGTGCAACGCAGAAACTCATTGATAAGCTGGGTGAAATGGGTGTGACATCTGAGCAGGCAACACAGGCATTCGAGACATTGAGACAGAAGGGGCTCATTACAGATGATATGTTTGATATCCTGTCGGAATCCATTAAAACACTCGGCAGTGATACAACCAACATGGCAAGTCAGATTAATCTTGGAAGCCAGAGTGCTCAGAAATCCTATGATGATCTGAAGTTTGTTATTGGAAATTTGACAAATCAGATGCATCTTGGAACAGATGAACAGGGACAGTTATTGAACGCACTGGAAAGAACAGTGGATTCTGGTGGTACTGCACAGGATGCATATAATAACGTCATGGCAGCAGTTAAGACTATGGGTGGAAATACTGAGACTGCTGCAAGAATTTTCTCAGAGGTCTTCCCGAATGCAGTACAGGCTACAAAGACCAGCGTAGACAAAAATATTGTTGGTGCGCAGCAGACAGTAACGACTTCTACGAGAAAGATGAAGACGGATGCAGAAACGAATCTGGCAGGACTCCAGAAAGCAGCAGAGGACGCTTCCGGCGGTGTGAGTACAGCGACAGTGACAAACTGGGGCAATTCAGCAGCGGAGGTGGATAAGAACCTTGATCAGATGAAGCAGCATGCAAATCTGAAGCTTGGAGAGATGCAGAAGACAGTAGATAGTCATTTCTCCGGTCAGTACAATACCATGACCAATAAATGGAAATGGGCCGGTGAACGTATTGCACAGATAATTTCTGAGATGATCCGGAATACAGAAAGAAGCCTGGAAGGGCTGGCACGTGAGATGAAGTCTATCGGAACGAGGATGGGAAACAATCTGGCAAATGGAATTTCAAATGCAGCCAGTGGAATCACAAGGACATTGAATAATGTTGTTGGAAAAGTAAACAGCACGATAGGAAATATCAACAGTGCTTTGTCTGGAATAGAGAGTGCATTCAGTTTTTCTTATGATGTAACGGGTCCTACAGGTAACCGGAGATGGGGCTATTACAATATGAGCTTGCCACGGGTAAATACAATCCCATACCTGGCTAAAGGTGCAGTTATTCCACCTAGAAGTGAATTCCTGGCTGTCCTTGGTGACCAGAAACAGGGTAATAACATTGAAACACCAGAAGCACTGCTCAGAAAAATTGTTCGTGAGGAATCTGGCGGACAGCAGAGTAGTGGAAATTATCGTTTTACCGCTCAGATTAACCGAAGAACAGTATTTGACGAAATTATTGAAGAGGCAAAATTAAGACAGAGTACAAGCGGTAGAAATCCGTTTGAATTAGCATAAAACAATCCCCTGTCATACAAAAAAGTGTGGCAGGGAGAACACAAGGAGGAATTAAATGCTTACCAGGGAAGCAACTTATGAAGATTATGGATTTTCAGAGGAAGAAGATAAGAAATTTAATGAGTTCTGTCGAAAGCTTGAAATGAGGGACAAGATATTGTTGTTACAGTGCGCAGCAGAAGTGTATCCGAATGTTTCTGATGAATTATATTGCTGCATAGTAACGGGAACGAGCTATGACAGAATGGCTTACGGCAGAGTCATATCTCTTTGCCATAAAGATTTCTATGCATACCGGAAGAAAACTCTGGCTGTGTTCCGGGAGGCATTAAAGGCATGTAATAGATATCCGTTCTAAAGGTTGGAATAGAACCTGTCAAAACCGTCTGTTTTTATGTATTGGAAAATATCATTGATTAGTCAGGGGTGATTATTATGGCAAGAGGTATATCAGCAGAGGCGCGCGAGGACATATTAGTACAGGCGTTTTTAACGTGCCCGAATATAAGTGAGATATCCAAAAAGACGAAAATTCCCAGACCTACAATCTATACTGTAATTCATTCAGACAGCTTCCAGCGTAAGTATTCCGAGGCAAGAAACGAAGCTGTAACAGGAGCGATTGCATATCTGCAAGGAAAACTTGGAGAATGTGCAGCAGTGTTGGTCAATACGGCTACTGATACGGAAGTGCCGGCACAGATCAGAGTGAACGCGGCTAATGCAGCATTGTCACAGTGCTCTCAGTGGACAAAGAATGTAGATGTGATTGAACGTCTGAAAGCTATGGAAGAATTGATGTCACAAGTAGAACAGGAACAGAAATCACAGCGGAGGCGGACATAATGAATATACAAGCAAGATTAAAGCAAGCAGAAGAACGGGCTATGCTATTGCAAAAGAAAGCAGATACTATTCACTTAATCATGGTAAAGCCTGTTCCCGGAAAGGAAAGACTTTATACAATATTGGGCGAAGATGGTATTTACAATGAGAAGAAATTGGCTGAATTTCAGCAGAAGCATAGCGTTGTAACGACCATCATTCTTAATATTCCGCGTTTGCCAGAGGAAGGAGTATTAAATGCCGAGAAGAAATAAACGTGTAACGATAAGAGCTACAAGTGTACCGGAGCTACACCAGTGGCTGAGAGCTTGTAAGAGGGAAAATGCCAGAAAGAAATCACACAGTCAAAACAATGGTACGAAGAAACAGACAAAGGATTTACATATTTAAAGGTGGTGGTGAATTATGGGAAGTCCGTTGATTAAAAGGCTTGATGCTTTATACCAAAGAGCTCAGATGGTAATGGCGGTTCAGGCAGATCATGCTCCGTTTGTGTACATTGCTCCATGGAGTTTTATGAAAGATGAATGTATCGTGAAATATTATCCAGAGGGAACTTACCAGAAACCAGAGCGGATAACAACTACACTTCATGATGCATTAATGATAGCTCAATATTATTACGAATGTGGGTTGTATGTTCAATTTACAATGAGCCTGTGCATAGAATGGTTGTTCCTGTTTGTCCGTGACGATCCTCGGTATGCTCCGCCACAACAGAAGTCATGGTATACCAAGTGCACAGAAGAATGTCCAGAAATAACAGCCATGCTGGAGAGTGAACAGAGATTTGAAATTATTGGAACATTGCGAAGAATGCCTCAGAATTTTCTTTTTAAGGGATTACCTGATGATATTAAAGATGATTACAAATTGATGGATTTTTAGACAAAAAATGTCGGGAGTATGTGGATTCGTGGATGCGATTACGCACGTAAAGGAGTTTGTTGACACGATTACGCGCGCATAGACATTCGGAGATTTCGGAGCCCCTAAAAGAGTAAAATGCGTTAGAACGAAGCCTGAGTGAACCCCGAAAAATAAGACTATAATTATTATCGAACAAAACGAAAAAGAGATTTTTATGGATGGATGTAACGAAAATGTAATTGAATTTATGACCAATGATACCAGAGCAACCTTATCATTCTCACAGGGTCGGTATAAATCTGCAATCCGCAGACTGGCAGAGAAGCACCCAGAAGATTGCCGGATCATTGCGGATAACGAGGACGGAAGTATTTGCGCTCATGTTCCGGTATCCTGGCTTCGGATTTCTCCGCCAAGGCAGTACACAGAGGAACAGCGGCAGCAGATGGGAGAACGACTGAGGCAGAATAGATCTGAAAATACAGCAACATAAGGATAAAACAGGGCAAGAAACGATTGCAAAGTGCTTGAGGTAAAGTTGTAAGGGAGAGCAGATAAAAAGGTTAAATGAGCCGATAAAACAGTAGAAGCGGTGATGCTGGCATTTAATAAAAATCCTGCTGCCGAACCTACGGTTCAAGGAGCTTTTTCACTATTTTAAGGAGTGTTGTCGAGAATGAAGCCGTGAAGAATGGTAAAAAAGGCGGCAAGAACCGGGAGCGCTTGAACTGTCGATTAACAGTCGATATATTTGATCGAAGCGGTGAGGAAGCGGTGAGAAATTAATAAATTGATGGAACAAGATGGTATTTTTGGATATAGCTAAAGAAAGGCGTACAGTATGAATGAACTTGTTTATTTAAAGAATGACGAAGCAGTATGTGACAGCTTGCAGGTAGCTGAGAAGTTTGGAAAGAGGCATGACAAGCTGATAGCCGAAATAAGAAGAATGTATGGAGAGTTGATAGGAAAAAGAGGTGTCCAAAATGGTGGAGCGAAATTTTTCTTCGAATCAACTTACGAGAATCGTGGAAAACGATATCCTATGTTTTTAATGACGAGAGATGGCTTTTCGTTGTTGGTAATGGGTTTTACCGGGAAAGAAGCTCTTGAATGGAAATTGCAGTATATCCGGGCATTTAATCAGATGGAGAACTTTATTCGTGAAAAATCTACTCAGATGTGGATTGAAACCCGGAAGGCAGGAAAGCTTACCAGAAAGGCAGAGACGGATACGATTCAGAAACTTGTGGAGTATGCAAAGGGGCAGGGAAGCAGTCATGCAGAAATGCTTTATATGACTTATACCAGACTGGTAAATAAAATGGCAGGAATCAATAAAAGGGACGAAGCTACGGTGATGCAGCTTAATAACTTATCTTTAATGGAAAATATCATTTTGCATGAGGTTGATCTGGGAATTATGCAAGGGAAACATTATCAAGAGATATACAGGGATTGCAAGAAACGACTTGAAGCGGTGAAAGATTTGGCATACCTCGAAGCGGTATAAGAAGAAAATAGGGATAGTAAGAGATATGGGTGATTTGCAACGGGAAATTGACAAATTCCTGAAGCTGGCATATAATATACTTATCAAGACAGCCAGTAAGGGAAGTCAAGGTTCCCCGTCCTGGCAAATATGTTTAGCTAAGATTTAGCCGCCTATTCTTTACCAGAGAGCAGGGCGGCTATTTCTTATGTGTGTATGTAAGGATAGATACAATTAAGCTGGCTGTCGTCAGGATTATCATAAAAATCTCATAATCGCTCATAAGCATTCCCTCCTGTCAAGGCTCAGGATCAGGGAACCACAGCCGCTCTACTGGCTGCCTGGATAAATATACTATATTCAGTTTTAGCTTATTGAAATCCCATGTTTTATTGCTTGATCTTTAAGTTTGAGAAAATTTTTCGTTTGAGCATTTTTCATTTTACGATACCCACCGAATGATTTTGGAGCAATTTCAGGAAGTTCGTAAAATATATGGTAATATTCAATTTCGTCTAAATCTTTTTGTTTTTCTTTCTGTAATTGTTCAAGATGTTCTAAATAATTCTTTTTTTCTTCTGCGGTACGATCGTCTTTAAAAGGTCGTTGACTGGATTTTATAGCATTTACGCTATTTCCGTTTTTGTCGAAAATAGTATCATCTTTCCCGGTGTAAAAGAAGACCGAAAAATTGTGACCACATCCATCATGAACTCTTCCTGTTTCGCGTATTACATCTGGCAATTTAGGAAAGATTTTGCTTTTTCCTGATATACTGTATACTCGTCCTTGCAGTTTATTACATTCCTCACAACAAGCACGATGGGCACTCATAGAAATGTAATCAGTATTATATTTTCGGCAATCGGAAAGTAATTTGTCCATCACATCTTTTGCCCGATTATAAAAAGAAAAAGAATTATGGCATACTCTTAGTGTTTTTAAATAGGATTGCACAATTGCTTTATATTTTGCCGATTCTTCAAAGCGCCCCTCTTTTAGGAGGAAATGTGAATATATTAAAAAATCTTTTTCCTGATATCCATTATCAGCTGCACCCATAAAAAGATGAATTCGCTCCAAGATAGAATTAGATTCTTCGAGGAGTCCTTTCCTACGGAGATTACCAGCTTTCATGCGCAATACATATTCTAAACTTCCGGTAATACCGTAGCCATGCATAATATCAATGTTTGTAAAAGCAGGTATGGGAATACACCTTAAATCATCCAGATTCTCCAGATCATATTTTACTCCATCTGAAACCAGATATCTGGCATCGTACCAACTTTCCTTATCGGTGGGGTACACTTTGTACATTTCTCCGTTTTTGAAATAGATGGTCTGCGCATCAGGAATATCAATGGACGATGAATTGAAAACATTTTTGATTTTGCTAAAAAGGCTCATATAATCCTCCTAATGAATGGAATAGTAAAATATCAAATGTTGTTCTATTTTTTAACGATAGAAAGACGATAGATAACGTGATGCTCCTCAGATGGTGGATTCTGGAAAACTTCTTCGTCAATCTCTAAATCTGTAAAGTCATCTGTGTAAATTATTCCGTCAAGTAGCTCCACCCGGATAAAATCAGGTAGATTCATAATATCATCACAGGTATATAAGCGTTTTGCCATGGTAGCACATCCTTCGTGAATAATAATAGTTATGCATTGTCGCGGTCCATTCGCTGATCTACAGCTTTTTTTATATATCCGTTTACGGATTCACCAGCAGCAGTTGCAGCGGCTTTGATTTCCTCGTATTTTTCCTTTTGTACATCAAGAGGAATACGTTTAAGTTTATTTTTTGCATATTCAATATCGTATTTTCTTTTTGCACTGGTTTCGCTCATTGTATTAGTTCCTTTCTGGAAAGAGGGCGTAATAAAAAACTTACGCTTTCCCTATTATGCACATAGTATAATACAAAAAGTCAACTGTGTACATAGTAAATAATACAGAAAAACTACGTACATATTTATGCAAAATGTCAATAGACATATAACTACGTACATAGTATACTGTAATCAGTTCAAGGGAACAGACAACAGCCGGGAGAGCCGAAAGCCCCCAATACTTCAAGCCATATACCTGTGAGAATCGCAATAGGGCATATCAATAGTCAGGAAGATGCTTGAAGGGCTGAGGGACCTTGAAAAGCAAAGGAGGACAGTAATATGAAGTACAATCTCAGCAAGATCATGTTGAAAGCATGGAAGATCTACCGTAAGACAAAAGGTATCAGCTTTGGGGAATCCCTTCACAGAGCATGGTTATCTGCAAAGGCTGAGGAAATCAACGCAAAGAGAATCGAGACAGCGAAACAGGCAGCAGGAATCACAGAGGAAACCAATACCTTTGCTAAGTGGAAAGAGCTTGGTTATAAGGTAAAGCATGGAGCATCAGCATTATTCGGATGTTCTCTTATCTGGGGAAGCAGAGGAGATGGGGCAACATATAAAGCCAGTTTCTTCGGAAAGTCTCAGGTAGAAGCAATTTAATAAAAAAGCCCTTACCAGAGCGGCAACTCTGATAAAGGCAAAGTAACCCGACATTCAGCAAAATTGAGGGGCTGTGCGTATTATAACATACTCATTCCCCTCAGACAACAAAAGAAAGGAATGGACAGAATGATATCAGTAATGAACGTTCTTATGATTTTCTTTGGTGGGTTTATATCCGCAAAGGTATGTGACAGTATTCGTGAGTTAGAGAGAGGAGAATGAGAAATGAGTAAAAAGGAAGTATTAAAGGCAGAAGAAGCAGTAGAAGTGATGCAGGCCACAAGTGTTCCGGCACAGGAGACAGAAGAAGTAAGCGCAGCTCTTGCAACAGAGATTATCGCAGATCTCAAAAAACAGCTGGAAGAGGCAAAAGAAGAGGCGAAAGATTGGGAGGAAAGTTGGAATATGAGTCGCGATCAGGCCAGAGTACTGTCCAGACAGTCAGATATTATTAGCATGGCGTTAAGGATGGATGATTTAGAACTATTAGACTTAGCTTTTGGATTTGTTAGAGGATGCTATAACCAGCAGATTAAAAAGGAACAGGAGGCAGAAAACAATGGAGAAGTGTAATTTAACTCAGGTTCCTTGTAGAAAAGCAATTACAGAAGTTGTTAAGGCCAACAAAAATAAAAAGTCTTTGCAGCTTACCTATGAAGTAGCCGAACTTTTCCGAATTGTCATGACTGATGAAAATTCTACTTTAAGCAAAGAAGACTGGAAGAGGTATTTTATTATAACAAAGCTTTTCGTGATAAGTGATTTAAGACATCTTGAATGTATAGATTCTTTTACAAATGGATTAATGGGAAGTTAGGAGTGAAGATATGGATTATAAGAAAAAAATCATCACACTGTTAGATAAAGTCAAAACAGAACAGACATTTAAACAGGTATATAAGTTATTAGAGTACCTTTACCTGAGGGAGGCATAGGATGGATTACAAGAAAGAGATTATTGAGATGATAGAAAAAATGGAAAGCATAAGGTTTTTGGCAATGATTTATAGTTTTGCACATACTCTTTTTGAGAAAGAAAAGAAGCAGGGATATTAATATGGACTATAAAAAGAAAATCATAGAGCTGTTAGAGAAAGCAGATCATGACCAAACATATACAATTTTCAGATTTGTTTGTAGCTTTCTGGGAATTAAATAAGACAATCAGGGGCGGCGGACTGCTGCCCTATTACCATAGAAAGAAAGGTGATACCATGGCAAGGATCCCGTCAGGAATGCGCAAAAAGGAAAATGGCTTATTTGAAAAGCGTTTTACTGTAGAGGGAAAGAGGTACAGTGCTTACGGGCATACTATAAAGGAATGCACAGAGAGCGAAACTTCAATTCGTGAAATGATAAAAGCCGGATTGTATAACAATAATAAGAATGTAACTTTGGACACATATTTTAATGAGTGGGAGAAATCCAGACAGGGTATTGTAAAGGACAGTACTAATAAGATGGTCCGATCAAAATATGAAAATCACATCAAACCAGTACTTGGAAGAAAGAAGATCCAGAAGATTGAAAAACGCGAAATCGTGAAGCTCCAACAGGATTTATCAAAAGGACTGAGTGCGACAACGGTAAATGCTATTATCATTGTTTTAAAGTCCGTATTAACTGCTGCCGTTGATGATGAAATAATTGGAAAGAATCCTGCAATATCAGTAAAGCCATTGAGAACAGATGATAGACCGAAAGCAAGCGAAACAATACATAGAGCATTAACAAGAGAAGAACAGAAAGCATTTATGCAGGAAGCACAATCGGAATGGTTATATGAATTCTTCTGTTTTTCCTTATGTACTGGCATGAGAATTAACGAGATCACTGCATTGAGGTGGTCAGATATAGATTACGTGAACAACGTGATTCATGTAACCAAAACAATCTCATGGAAAGCCGGAGGGGGAGTAATGGAAACAACTCCGAAATCAAAGACCAGTAAACGGGACATTCCAATGAATGAGACGATTAAACAGGTATTGCAGAAGCAAAAAGAAAAGATTGCTATGGTGCACGGAGAAATATTCGCCAGAAAGCTGGATAGCAATGTTTTTATTGGCGCAAACGGAACCAGGGCAATTGCATCTGCTACAGTGGGATATTCTATAGACAATGTATTGAAACGGCTTCAGCAGCAGGGGATTGCAATTGAGCGTTTTACACATCACGCATTTAGAGACACATTCGCAACAAGGTATATTGAGGAAGGTGGCAATATGCAGACGTTAAAGAATATACTAGGACATAGCAGCCTTGCAATGACTGCTGATCTATATTCTCATGTTCTTCCAGATACAAAACAACAGGAAATGAAACAGATTGAAAATGCATTTACGGGGGTAGCGGTTTTATAA